ATCCGCCGGCGACAACGCGCCGGCCTCGCGCGCCCGCTGTATGAACGCCTCGGCGTCCTGCAGGCCCTGGATGCGCGCGGCGTAGTCAAACGGCGGCGGCGCCGTGCGCGCCGCCTCGGCCGCCGCGGCCGCCGCGGCACTGTCCCGCGCGTCGGCGTCATCCGGCTTGCCCGCCGCGGCGTCCAGCGCGGCCGCGCGCGCGGCCTCGGGTTCGCCCTGGCCACCGATCGCGTCGCCGATTGCGTCCTGCGGCAGATACCCCTGCACGACTTTCGTCGTCGCGTCGGCAAGCTCATCATCGGACAGCGTCACGCCGCTTTGCTGAGCCTGGGCGCGGACTTGCTGCTCGGCCGCGTAATAATCGGCAGCATCCTCGGCCATCGCGGCCTCGCGCATCTCCTGCACCTGGCCCTGGTCGATCCGCGAGTACTGCTTGCGGCCGCGCAGTTCCTCGTCAACGCCGTCCAGCAGATCGGCAATCGTGCTGTCGTGCGGCAGATAGCCGGCTTCCTCTGCCGCCTCGCGGGCGCGGTCCAGCGTCATGCCGCCGGTCTTGCGCACCAACATGCCCTTACCCGGGACGAGATGCTTGTGCGCGTCCAGTGCGACCAGGTCGCCGCCGGCGTCGCGGGCAAGCCCGCCCCGGCTGGCGAGGAAGTGCAGCAGGCTGACCGGCTGGCGGGCACGGGGCGGCTTGCCGCGCGGTGAAGGTGCTGGCGTCGGTGTTGGCGCCAAGGGCGCTGGCCTGCCGGGCGCGATCTGCGGCGGCGCCTCCGGCATCGCCTCGGATGCCGGAGGCGCCGGTATCTCGGCGGCGTTCGACGGCGCGCCTGATGCGGTCCCGGCCTCGCTACCGGCGCCCCCGCTCGGCTCGGAAGCCGGCGCCGGCCGCTGCTCCGCCACGGACAGCGGCCCGGCTTTCGGGTCGGACGCCCTTGCGAGCTCCTTGATTTGCGCCCGCACGGCCGCGCCGCGCGCGTCAATCTCGGCGTCGGTAAGACCGTTCGACCGCAGCCAATCGCGATAGGCGCCGTCCTTCGGCGACTTCGTTTTCTGCGCCGTGATGAACAGCGCGCGATCCGTGTCGCTCTCGAACTGCAGCGCGAAGTTTTTCGCCCCGAACCCATAGCGCGGCTTTGCGCCTGTCAGCGCAGGCGGCAGCTTGTCGATCACCGGCGGCCGTATCGGTGCGACGGGCGCTGACGGTTCCGCGGCGGCTGCGTTGATTGCCGGCCCGGCCGTTGCTATGTCTTCAGCCGCCGGCGTCTCCCGGCCCTGCGGTGTCCGAGGATTAAGGCCCGCAGCGGTATCTCCTAGGGGCCTAAAAAGCTCTGAAGAGGATCCGGGAGCGCCGGCACGGGGCTTCGACAGCAGGTTTTCCGCATCGGGCCTTCTCGGATCCTGAACGTAAGCTGTGACAATTCGCCGCTCCCCGTCCGTCGCGTCGAACGGAGCGTCTCCAAACACGACCGTTCGCAGATCTCCGGTCGGGCCCGGCAGGCTGACACGCCATTCGCGGCCCGATGTGCCACTGCCGGCGATCGTCGGTTCGAAGTCGCGAATTACCCGCGGAAAGGCCACCAGGTCGTCGCGTGTCACCTGCATGGCAGGATCTTTGGTCGAGCCTTCGCCGTGCCTGAAGATGATCTTCGTCAGGCCCCAGCCGGAGCCCTGCACCGTCACGTCGCCGATGCCCTTCCAGCCGCCGCGCTCGATGATCGCGCCGTCGATGTCTTCGGGCGTGATGCGCACCAGCGGATCGTTCGCCGGCCCCTGGGGCGTTGCGCGCACCTGGTCGTAAGCCTGGCCAACCGCGTGGCTTTCCGCCAGCGCTGTGTCGACCAGCGGCTCGACCTCGACCGGCCGCCCCTCGGCCATCTGCGCGACCGACGTACGAGTCAGCGCCTCGCCCAGCGCCGGATCGCTCGCCACCGCGGCGCCCGCCTCGCTGCGCGCGTAGCGACGGCCAATCACATCGCCCAGGCCGCCGATTGCGCTATGCAGCGCCCCGCCCATCAGGCCGCCGAAGGCGAGCTCGCCCAGCGCGTTGCCCATGGTAAAATCGTCATGCTCGGTCGCGGCTTGCAGCGCGCCCAGCGGCAGCAGCGCCGCCTGGCCGGCGACACCCTGGCTGGCGCCCGCCACCGCGCGCGCCGCCACCCGGCCCAGCACCGACTCACCGAACGCGGCAGCTAGCTTCGCCTCCGGCACGCCTGGGACGAACGTCGCCGCCCAGTTGAGCGGATCCAGCAGCGACGTCAGCAGCGACACGCCCGTACGCGCGTCGGAGCCGGAAAAAAGCCCGCCCTGGCGCCGCGCGATCATGTCCGCGCGCACGGCCTGGTCGTGCTTGACGTCGTGCAGCTCGGAAGCCGTCATCTCGGCGACCGGCGAGTCCCATTTCAGGCCGAGCGACGGAATGCCGTATTTTTCGGTCGCCGTCTTGCCGTCCAGCATGGTCGCGTCCGGCATCGCAGCGCCCGGGATCGGATTGCCGTACTCGTCCGCCCCGATCGGCAGCTGGCCCGCCAGCCACAGCGACGGAAAGCTATGCACCGCGTCGCCGGCGACCGCGCCGAGCACGTCCGCATCTGACGCCGGCACGCGATCGGCGGCCGTCTGCCGCAGCGTCGCGCTGTCCATAATGTCGCCGGAAATAAAGCCGACCATCAGCGCCTCGGGTCCGCAATGGTCGGCAGGCGAACCATCTGCGGCGGAGATGCCGGCTGCGGCTCCGCCGCCGCGGCCGGCATCGCGCTATAGAGGATTTGCACCGGCGAGCCGTCCGGCCGCTGCATCTTCTGCCAGCCGCCATTCAGCAGGCGCCCCACCAGCACCAGGCCCGTGTCGTCCTTGTTCGGCGCCCAAAAGCCGGAATGCGCGGCGCCCAGCGTGGTCCGCGCTCGGTCGGCCTCAGTCAGCCCAGGCGTGGTCCCCTGGAACGTCAGTAGGTCGGCACCGGTCAGGTTGCGCTGCGTGTTGATCGTCGCCGCGCGCACCTGATCCATCGTCAAGCCGTTGTCGCGCATCAACCCCCTGTCGACGCGCATTGTCCCGTCGATCTCGTATTTCTGGTCAATGATCGCGTCGGCGGCCTTGGCGATCGCGGAGTTTCCGTCCAGCCCGTCACGCGCCGCGTAGTAATAGGCGAGCGTCTTGATGCTGTTCTTGACGTCCAGCGACAGGTTCAGGCCGCCGGAATTGAACGCCGTTGTTGCGTTGAACGGCGCCATCACGGCGTCGATGTTCGACTTCTTGCCGTCGATGTACTGCCGCACTTCCTCTGCCGGCATACTTTTCAGCCGCTCCATGCCGGCCTTATTGTCGCCTGGCACCGAACTCACGATCGCCAGCGCGCGCTGATAGTCTTCGCGCGCCTGCCCCTGGCTGGGCTCGGTCATCGTCGCGAGCGTCTGATACTGGGGATCGAGCTTGCCGACCTTGACGAGCTCGCCGAACGCCTGCGGCCACTGGTCGCCAAACTGCTTCGCCATCGCGTCCAGCGCGAGCGTCGTGCTGCCTTGCGCCGGGTCGGTGTGCGTCAGCGTCTTGACCTGCTCGGCGACCTGGTCGTTCGAGAGCAGCCGCGGCTCCTTGACGCCGAGCGCCTGCTGCTGCGCGATCAGCGCGCCCTCATAGGCTTGCTGCGCGCCGGCGTCGCCCGGGTTGTTCTGCAGCGCCTGCAGGCGCGCCTGCACCACCGGGTCTTGCGCCGCGACATAGGCGGCCGGATCGGCGTGCGGGCCGTTCAACACCGCCTCGCGCTGATTGACCAGCTGCACGAATTTCGCCAGCACCTGGCGGCGTAGCGCGAAGCTGGTCGGCGACTCTCCGGTCACCGCGTAGACGCCCTGCGCGGTGCCCGCCGCGGCCGTCCCGTCGCCCTCGCCGTCCATGTCCCCGGCCGCAGTGCCGCCGCCCTGCACCATGCCCGGCCCGCTCGCGCGCCCGGCGTGCAGCCGGATTTGCTGCGCGTAGCGACCCATCCCGCTCGATAGATCGGTCATGGTCGCGTTGATCTGGTCCGGCCCGGCGAGCGCGATCGACTTGTACGCCTGCCCGGCGATCTGGCTGATTTTCAGATTATTGAGCGTGTCTTCCGCCTGCTGCGCCGGCAGATAGGTGCGGATCTGCAGCTCCGGTATCGACGCATCCGCGCCGGCCTCAAGCGCCGCCTGGGTGCCCGGCAGCGAGCGCATCAGGTCGCTGCGCGCGGCGTTGGTCTGGCTATGCCACGCGCTGTATTTGGCCTGCGCGGCCGCCATCAGCCGCTGCTCAAGAATCGGATCGCCGTGCGCCCGGTCGTGCGCCTGGCTAAGCCAGTCGTCCAGATCCGGCGCGCCGTTCGCGCGCTGGTCGACCGGCGCCAGCGATTGCGTGAACGCCTGGGTCTGCCGCGTCAGCTGCTTGCTGTAGTAGCGCGTCGCCGCGGCCGTCATCTGCGCTTCAAGGACCGGATCGCCGCCCGCCGCGACGCGGGCGCGCTCGGTCAGATCTTCCAAGGTCGGCACAGTCGCCGCCGAGCTCGGCGCAGCGCCGTCCGCTCCCGCGCCTGGTGCCGCGCCTGGTGCCGCAGGCGCCGCCTCAGCCGCTGCCGCCGGCGGGCTCGGCGCCGCGCCGTCCGGCGGCGCCGGCGAGCTCGGCGCGGTGCCGTCCGGCGCCGGCGCCACGGCCGGCCCTGCCAGCTGCACGTTGTTCAGCAGCCGCGCGTAATCCTTGGGATGCACCCCGCCGGAGTCCGCGTCGATAGGCCCCATCCAGCGCGCACCCGCGCGGCTTGCGGTCGCCGCCAGCGTCTCGTTCAGGCCGGCGAAGTCCGGCCGATTGCCGACACCCAGCAGCCGCACCTCGGCCGCGCCCTTGGCTTTCAGCAGCGCAATCTGCTCATCCACCAGGGCGACGGCTTGCGGATTGTTCGACGCGCCGGAGGACAGAATCACCGTCTTGCCTGCCACCTGCGCATCCGGCAGCGCGCGGATTTGCTGGATGGTGTCGAACGGGCTGGCGTTCTTGATCGCCGGCCCCGGGATTTTGCCGGCCGCGGCCAGGCCCTGCCCGATGCTGTCGCCGACCGCGAGATAGCCGGGCGCCCCCGAGCCCGGCGCGGTCGCCGCGGGAATCGCGCCAGTCTTGCGCAGATAATCCCGCGTCTCGGCGACCGGAATACGCGCGGCGAAGTCCTGCGGCGAAATCTCGCCGCTGCGCGGATCGCCGATGGTCGCCAGCCAGCGATCGACCTTGCCCGGGCCGGCATTGTACGCCGCGGCCGCCAGCATGGTGTTGCCGCCGTACTGCCCCACTAGGCTGTCGAAATAGGCGCGGCCCAGCTTTTCGTTATAGGTGCCGTCCGTTTTGAATCGCGCCTCATCCCACGGCAGCCCCAGCTTGCCGGCCATCTCCTGCCCGGTCCCCGGCTGCACCTGCGCGATGCCGACCGCGCCGGCCGGCGACGTCAGCGGGCCGCCCGTCTTCGGGTCGAATTGCTGGTCGCCGCTCTCCTGGTGCCGCATCCGCGGCCACAGCGCGTCCGGCGACGTATCGGACGGCCGCGCCGTCGCCGGCGGCGAATTGGTCAACGATTTCTCGAACTGCAGGACCTGGGCGCGCTGCACCAGCGGCCGCAGATGTTCCTGCGTCGTGATCAGGTCTTGCCCGTACAGCTGCGGCCCATAATTTTGCAGCATCCCCGCCGCGCCCATCGGGTCCGTGTAGGAACGCGAGATGATCGCGCCCTGCAGCACATGGCTGCGCGCCGCGGCGCGGCCTGCGGTCAACGCATCGGGCGAGGCGCCCGGGTTCGCCACCTGCCAGGCGTCGGCCGCCTGATCCGCCGCGGCGACCACAGACCGCTCATTCGCCGGGTCTTGCTCGGCGATCGTCCGCTGCGCAGTAATCACCGCCTGGCCGGTGTCGGCGATCGTCTGCTGGTGCGCCTGCATCTCGCGCTGTGCGGCGCTATCAACCCGCCCGACCTGATAGCGGTCCCACATGCCTTGGATCATGCGCTGCTGGCGCGGCGACGCGCCCTGCGTCACCTCCGCCAGCGTGCTGTTCAGATAGTCGATCACGCGCTGCGTCATGCCCTGCGCGTTGACGCCCTGCGCGGTCAGGATGCCACCGTCGCCGTACAGCGCCTGCGTCGCCTTTTGCTGCGCCGCCATGTACTTCTGCTGCGCAACGACGGCGTCCTGCTGCTCTTGATGCGCGCGCACGTCGTTGGCCAGCTGGTCGGACGCGGCCGAGACGGTCGCGCCCAGCTGCTCGACCGCGCGGCCTGGCCCGGCGCCATAATCGGCATAAGCCGGGCGCGGGTCTTGCGGCTCGACGTCAGGAACGTCGTACGTCGGAACGGTGATCGCCATCAGTAGTACGCCTGGCCGGGCGCCGCGCCGTTTGCCGTCATGCCGGGCGACGGCAGGTTCGACTGCTGCCACCGCAGGTATTTGTCGCCGACCGAGGCGGCGCCACTCAACAGCGAGGCGCCGGCGCCGATCGCGCCGCTTTCCATCGCCGACGCCGCCTGGCTGTCAAAACCCGCCGCCTGCGCGTTGTCCTGCACCACGACGTTGCTGCCGTTGGTCAGGATTGCAGTGATTGAACGATAGCCCGTGCCGCCGGCGTCCTGTTGCACCTGCGCGTCCGAGCCGCTGTTGACGTCGCCGCCCGATGCGCCCTCGGCCGCCCGCTGCCGGCCGATCAGCTGGCCCGTCTTGTCGCCCTCGTTCTTCGCCTGGATGTTCGTGGCCGTGATCGTGTTCTCGGCCGCCGTCGTCGCGGCGAGCGCCTGCCGCTTGTCGTTGGCCGCACCGCTCAGACCGGACATGATCGAACCGCCGGCAGACGTCAGCGCACCCAGGCCGCCCGCGACGGCCAGGCTCACAGGATCACACACGCTTGCACCTACAGCTGAAACAGGATGAACGGGTCGTCTCGGACGCCCCAGGGCGCGGGCGCCTGCAGGCGCGCGCCCATGTGCGCCAGCCAGCGACGCGCCTGGCCGTTCTCGGCGTCGACCAGATTCCAGAGCTCGCCATAGCGGTCGCGCCAGGCGGCGATCATCGCCGGCGCCAGGCGCAGCAGCTCGCGCGCGTGCCGGGTCACCAGGTCGGTTCCGAGCAGCCACGGGATGCCGTACATCCCGCAATCGGGCGTCAGACCGGGCGCCACGCCGAACAGCGCGGCCGGCACATGGTCGACCGTCGCGCACCAGGCTTCCGCGCTGATCGTCACGGCGCGCACCAGCGCCGGAAACGGCAGGCTGCCCGTACTGCGCGCAATCTCCGCGCGGTCGGCGGGGCGCATGAACTCCGCCACCGTGCGCAGATCGAACGCCGTCACGGCGCGTAGCCGGACGTCAGCCACGGCGCTTGGGCTTGAGCATGTTGGCGTAGGCCTGGACATTGACTGCCGGCGGCGGCTTGGGCTTCTCCGGCTTTTGTTCCATCCAGCCCGCGTACATCCGCGGGTCCAGCTGCAGCGGCCCCGGCGCCCCTTCCTGCGGCGACTCCGGTTCCTTGATCGGCTGCACGGCCGGCTCCGGCAGCTCTCCGATTTCGACATAGGGCATCACGTCCAGCAGGGTCACCGGCACCGGCAACGTGCATTGCACGCACACGCTGCCGCTCCGCTGCCAATCGCCGCTGACATTGACTCGCACGTCACCGGTAAACAGCGCCGCGCCACCGGCGAACGCGCCGCCGTCCTGCCCCGCGGCGTCCCGCAAATGCGAAAAGTCGGACCCCACCTGAATGTCGCCGGTCTGATACAGCCGCAGCACCACCTGGCTGATCCGCTTGAGCTTCCCCTGCAGCGTATCGAGGTAGTTGTTTTCCGCGTCGACCGTCTGGAACTGCGAGGTGATCGGCAGGCCGACCACCGCCGACGTCACCGGCTGCGGCAGCGTGATCGAACCGCCCGTCACCACCAGGCCGGACTGCAGCCCGGCGCTGGTGTTGGCGGACACCGGCTGCCCGTCGAGATAGTCCAGCCCCGACAGTGTGGTGACCGGGGCGCCGGAATACTGCAGCGCGCAGTCAAGGAAGGTGCCCGCCGCCTCGGCCTGTTGCCGGTTGAACAACCGCTCGACGTAGCGTACCGTCCCGCCGCCGATGTAGCGATTGGCAATCACATAGACCGCGTCCGTGTTGCCCTCGCTGACCGCGCACACGCTCTCGAAAAAGCCGCTATAGGTATCGTGCCGCGACCAGGCATAGACGTCCTGATCCCGGTCGAAGGTCATGGAGAGCAGGGCGCCGTCGTTGCGCACCGCCCACACCTGCCGGAACGGCTCTTGCGACCAGCACCATTCGGCAAGGCTGAAGCCGACGAACAGATGACTGCTCAGCAGCGACACGTCGAGACTTTGATAGGTGTTGGACGTCCAATCGTAGCGAATGTCGCGGATCGCGGTGCCGTAAGCCTGTTCGTAGAGGACGTCCGATCCGCACACCAGCGGCGGGCGGTCGCTGCAGCCGATATAGGATTGCGGCTGCATGTAGACGCTGCTGGGCGTCAGCACGTTGTCGCTGCCGCCGACCGCGAGAAACGCCGCGCCGGATGTCAGTGTCAGCAGGCTGTTCAGCGACACCAGGCCGCGCACCGCGTTGACTTGCTTGGTCGCCATCGCGATCGTAATGGCGTCGGAAGCCCGCGCCGGCGAAGCTGTGTCGAAACTGTTGAAGTCGGCGGACTGCGAGAAATAGAGCGTGTCCGGCCCCGCGGGGGTATTCCCGAACACGAGCCGCTGCTGGTGATACTCCACACAAGACGGGTTGTTGCCGTTTGCGAAGGGGTTGTTGTAGGTCTCGACCGTCAGCGCCGTGTCCGGCTGGATGTTCTGGTCGGAAAACCCGGTGCCGGACGCATTGCCGATGAACCCGTACTCGCCGCCGGCGTCCTTGTAGACGTTGTAGCTGACCGCGCCGGTCACTGCCAACCATGAGATCGAATTATACACCGAGCCGGAGGCCAGGCCCGGGTTGTTGATACAGGTCGCCGAGGCGGACGGCAGGCTTTCCTCGCCGTTCGCGGCGATCGACGTCACCACATAGGCGAACAGATATTCGCCATTGCTCGCCTTGTAGCCCAGCGGCGTCGCCGTGACTCCGGTCGGCGGCTGGATGCCCGGCTCGAAGGTCTGCAGCGCGAACGTCCACGCATTGTCGGCCGTCCGCTGCAGCTGATACACCGGATAGGACGGATGTACCAAAGTCATCACGTCCGCCGACTGCGTGTACTTCACCAGCGGCAGATCGGCCGCGGCGTACGGCGTCGCAACCGAATAGGTCGCGCCGCCCGGGCCGGTCAGCACCACCGCGCCGTCCTTGATGACGAACATGCTGTGATCGCCGAGCACCAGGACGTACGTCTGCGTGGTGTTGAACGCGAACGGGATCAGGCGCGAGCGCACCGCGTAGTTTGCGGTCGGCGCGATGAATTGCGTTCCCGCCCTGTTCTGCGCGCCGCCGCCTGGCAGGACGAAAGCATTGCGCAGCGTCTTGCAGCCGATGCGGTACTTGGCCAGGTCGACGCGGCCGAGCAGCAGCGGCGACAACTCGCCCGCCGCGAAGGACGGTTGTATCAGCTCCGGCATGGGATCGCCTTCTCAGACGATCATCAGCGCGGCGTTCGCGCCGGCGCCCGATCGGTAGAGCGATCCGGCCGGCAGCCCGGTCGGCGAGATCGGCAGGTTTGCCATCTGCGCGCCGAAGCCAAAGACCGCCCAGCCGCCCGTTGGCCCGCCCTGGTCGGCGAGCCGGAGCAGCACGGTGTCGGACCCATTGGCCGTCTGCACAAACTCGGTGCTGATGTCGAACGGGTTATAGCGGATGTAGTTGTCAGTCGCCGTCGACTTGTTAAGATACAGGCGCCCGGCGCCGCCCTGCGGCGGGATGTACAGCCCCGAATTGAACGTGCAGCTGCCATTGAAGGCCAGCCAGCCGTTCAGCGTATCGACGCCGATCTGGTAATTGGCGGCGGTGTCGAAGTTTATGTACTGCCCGTCCTTGAGCCACACGGCGGCAGTGTTCGGCGTGACGGTCACGGTGGAAGTGGTCGCGTCGGTGATCGCCGTCGCCAGCCCTGGCGCGGCGAGCGTGATCGTCCCGCCCGGCAGGCCCGGGCCGTCCTCGGCATAGCCAATCACGCTGACCGTCTGCCGGGAGCCGTTGGCGTCCTGAACGATGGCGCGCAGCGCGTTCGTCGGCGATGGCGGAGCATAGGTGTGCGCGCCGTCGCCGAAAAAGTTGGCGTAGACAAAGCAGGTGATGTCCGAGACGTGCAGCGACGTCGCACCGGCGGCCGCGTTCGCCAGCAGGTTAGCCTGCGGCACGAAGCTCCCGCGCAGGTCGACGCCCGCGCAAGCGTACTGGTTCGTGAGCATGAAACTGCCAACACGGACGGATGGGCCAAGATTGAAATAAAGGCCGTAGGCGAAGGTGGTCGGCCAGCTGCCGCCGAACACGATCGCCGCGCCCGCCGCCAGTGCGGCCGTCGTCGGCGCGGAGAGCGTGACCAGGCCGGTCGCGTTGTTGGCCGACAGAACGACGGTCCCGGCGGGGATCCCGGTGGCGCTGACAACCTGGCCGAAGCCGGCTTGCGGGATGCCGTTGGCCGCGAATTGCAGCGTGTTCCCTGGGGCGCCCTGTGCGGTGGTGGTGCTGTAGGTCCACTGCCCCAGGCCGTATTTCTGGCTGCCGTTGATCTGGCCGCCGAGATAGCGTGAATTCGCGGTGTCGATGCCGCTGGCGAAGAAGTCGAACTCGAACTGGACGGTCGGACCCTCGTACGGGTTCGTCGCCGTGTTGTTGAGCAGGCCGGTCGCCATGTACTGCGCCCAGCTCTGCGCGCCCACATTGGTGGCCCCGTAGGCGAATATCCCGTCGTTCGGAAAAATCACATTCTGGGGGGCAAGGTAGATCGACATCAAGCCGCCCGGCCCCTTGTTCACCTGGGACGACTGGGTTGTGTACTCGGACAGCACCCCGTTTCCGGTCACCGCCCCGTTACCCCGGTAGGAACCGAGGTTGAGGTTGGACGTCGTCACGCCGCCCACGCTGTTCAACGAACCGCTCAGGTTCAGCGTCGCGGTGATGACCTGATAATTCAGGATCCCGTCATTGGACCCGCTGACATAGAGCGTCGGCTTGAAGATACCGAAGGCATCCGGGTTCGCCACGCCCTGCGCTACGGCTGTCGTCGTGATCGTTTGCGCCAGCGTGCTTTGCAAGGTCACCGGCGCGCCGGGTGCCACACCCAGCGCCGCCTGCGCGCACAGCGCGTCGACATACTGCTTGCAGACCGCTTCGAGGCTCGACACGGGATTGCCGGCGCCCAGCAGAAGACGTCCGCTCATGGTGTCGCCGGCGCGCTGCACACGGCCGCCAATGGCGGACGTCAACGGCGTGGAGATGCCTGTGTCGGACGGCGTCACCAGCGCCAGCGATGCGTCAATGTTGGTCAGGTTCGGGCCCTGGCCCGGCACACTGTACGGATACGGCGGCACGGGGCCGCAGCCGCCGCCCTCATAGCCCCACCAATCGGACATCAGCCGCGCTCCCTGATCCAGGCGGGTTCGTATCGGGTGCCGACCGCGATGCGCCGGCGCGTGCCGTCGCGCTGCTTGGCGTTCTCCAGCTGGTTCATCGCGACGGACATCAGCGCCGGCCCGATCTGCGCTGAGCCGGTGATGTCCAGCGCGGACTGACTCGCCAGCGCGTACACCAGCGCGTCGGAAAACAGCGGCGACGTCTGCGAGGGATCGGTCAGGGCGTACGTGTAGACGCCCACCGGCGAGGCGCGGTTCGTGCCGATTATCTCGCCGGTCACGCCGTTGAAGGCGACTTCAAAGTTGATGACCGGCTGAGTGCCCCAGACCGTGCCGTTCCAGATGCCCAGGAACGCCAGCGCGTTCGCCGGCATGCTGTACACGCCTGCCCAACCCGGCAGAATGTCACCGGTCGGCGCTGGCACCAGGGGCGTGAAGACACGCGCGAAAGACCAGTCGTAGGTCTCCAACAGAAAGTTGAACGCGCTGGTGAAGTTGTCGTTGAGGACGTTGGCTTCGGGGCTGACGTCGGTCACGCTCACCAGCTGCGCCCGCGCGCCGAGCGCGTCCAATGCGCGATTGTAGACTTGCAGCTGCGTCAGGCCGAACGGCATCGCGGTAGCCTCCATCGAAGGGAAGGCGCCGACGCTTCACAGCGCGGGCGCGGTCGGCACGCACAGCACGGGCGGCACGGTGCTGGCACCGCAAGCGGTGACGGTTGCCCCGGCCGCCCGTCTGTCAGCGCCGCAGAGTCAGCGGCGGCCTTTCGGCTCGGTCACCACACCGGCCCGCGTCGTCGCCGCCGCCGTCCGCAGCTCGGCGAGCTCGCGCCGCGCCAGCGCGAGCTCCTGTTCCACGGTCAGCGGGACGTCCGCCGGGTCCGGCTCGATCGGCGTGCCGTCCAGCAGCTCCATGGTATCGGGGTTCAGGACGAACGGCCGCCCGTCTGGATGCCGCTCGGGGATCTCGACTTCCTCGCCCGGCTCGTAGACGCGGCCATGCACGCCAGGGATTTTCACCTGTTGCTTGGCGCTGTTCAGCTTGAACTCGACCGGCTGCGGGCCGATCGCCAGGAAGGTGTCGGCGGTGATGCGGATGCGCAGCACTGGCTTACACCCCCACCACGTTGATACCGGACGGGTAGTACTCGTCGGCCTGGGCATCGACCACCAGGCCGGACGAAATCGCGCCGGCCGTCAGCGTAGTGTTCTGCACGATATACTGCGCCTGCAGGTATCGCTCGCCGGCGTAGGGCTCGAAATTCAGGTTGCCGACAAAGATCGGCGCGCTGGCGACCAGCGCCGTGACCGCCACCGTGGTGCTGTTCAGCACGGTCGGGGTTGCGTTGAACAGCGGGCTGGTATCGGCCACCACTTCCAGCACAACGCTGCCGCCGGCGACGCTCTGCGAGAACGACGTCGTCACGTCGAAGTAGATTTTGACCGCGCGGCCGGCGCCGATGTCGCGCGGGGCCGACAGGTCGATGGTGTTGGTGCTGGCGGTGGTGCCCGTCGCGGCGATCGTCTGCGCGTTGGAGAAGGTGTTGAAAGCGTCGGTGATCATTGCAAGGCCCTCCTAGGCCGATTTGCGGCGTGTGCGTCGCTGCTCCGTAGCGTGGCGTTTCAGATGTTGGGCGGATGGCCCGGGGATTGCGCCCCGGGCCGGTCGGCGTCAGGTCACGCGGCCTTCGCTGCCCAGCAACTGATCGCAGATGCGGATCGGAATGCCCTGGAACGTGTCGTAACGCTTGCCCATCACGTCCTCCACGCTGCGCAGCAGGTTCGGGCGGTTCGCGGCCTGGATGTCGATCGCCGAGGCCACGGCACGGTTGACGTAGAACGCCGGGCGACCCATGCCCATGTTCGGGATCTTGCGCATCGCGCGCTGCATCAGCGTGATGAGATCGGCCTTGCCGGACAGGTTCGGCTGGTTGTTCGAGCCGAGCGTTCCGGTCACCGGCAGCCCCGTCACGTCGATATTCGCGATGCGAACGCAGAACCGCCAGTCGCGCACGGTGAGGCCCATCTTCCACAGGAAATGGGTGCGATACGCCTCGTAGCGGCCGCCGACGCCGCCGCCGACGCCGTCGTAGATCGTCTGCAGGCCCTTGTCTTCCATCGTCAGGCCGGCGCCGGTTTTCGCGCCCTTCGGGAAGAAGCCGGCGAGGCTGTTGTCGCCCCACACCGCCAGCCAGATCGACGTATTCGTGCTCCCGAGCCCGCCGGCGTCGAGCACATTGGTCGCGGTCGGCGTCACCGCGGTCTGCACGGTGTTGTAGCGCGGCGCCAGGCCGGTGAACGTCTGCGGCGAGATGCGCTGATTGCCGTAGAACAGCGTCCCGGCCATCTGCTGATTGAGGCCCTCCAAGAACGCCTTGTCTTCCGAAAGACGAAATTCCTCGTCATTGCCGTTCAGCTCGCACAGCGCCTGGTCGATTTCCGAATAGGTCTCCAGCATCGCCGCGGCGTCTTCGATCTGCGCGCTGGTGGATTTGGTCGGCAGCACGCCGCTGTTGATCGACCGGAAAGTGCCGGTCGGCAGCGAGGTGCGCAGCGTGGTGCGGTGCCCGGTCGGCAGGTTGCCCTCGATGAACAGCATGTCATCGAGGATGTCATTCTGCTGCGACAGGATTTCGACCACGTTCGCAATCTTGGAGTCGGGGTCGACGCGCTTCATCCAGTCCACGAGAGTCAGCGCGGTAGAGCTTACGTATGCCATTGTTAAGGCTCCATCTAAGAGGGGAAGCCCGGCGCCTCACGGCGCGGGGTAGCGGCCTTGCCTAAGGGCCGTAGCGAGTGGCGATCAGGTCTTGCCCGGGTTCATCGTCGGGTAGAGCCGTTTCGCGACAGAGACAGGCGGCGCCGCGGCTCCGTTGCCCTGGACGAATTCGCTCTCGCCGAGCGCCGCCCCGATGCGTGAGAACACACGGATAATCTCGGGATGATTGCCGAGCCCGTCGCGCAATGTCGCGCGCAGCGCCGGCGTCCCGAATCGGTCAAGTGCGCGCTGCGCATGCGCAACGGCCGCGTCCAGCTTGGGGCCGCCGCACTCGGCGTCCGCCTTGGTCGCCTCGGCCCAGCTTTGCGTCAGTGCCACCTGCGCCGCCTGCGCCGCCTCGGCGGCCGCGGCCTGGCGCGCGGCGTACAGGCCGACCAGCTGCTGCGCCTGCTCCTGCGACAGCTTCAGGCCGGCCGCGGCTTCCTTGAACGACGCCAGCCCCTCGGCGTCGGCCGTCATGCCCTCGGGCAACTTGAATTCCTGGTAGACGATCGGCTCCGGCGCTGCTGCGGCTGCCGCAGCCGCCTCGGCCGCTGCGGTCGCCGCAGGATCGGCGGGCGCGTCCGCACCCAGCAGAGTCGCGGCAGCCGCGGGCGGCGTCCCTGGTGACGTCGCGGCCGGCGCGGCCGGCGGCGTTGCGACCGGCGCAACCGGGGCCGCGGGCGGCGCGACCGGGGCGGCAGGCGCCGCGACGGCTGGCGCAACAACGGGGGCGGCAGCGCCTGGTGCGGCGTCAGCGCCCGCGCTGCGAGCGGCGACGCCGGGTTGGGTCTCGATCGTCATGCAGTCTCCTGATTATGAGGCTTTTGCGTGTCGCTGCTCCGCAGCGCGGGCGTGTCGCTGCTCCGCAGGGGGGGGCGTCGTCGCTGCTCCGCAGGGGGGGCGTCGTCGCTGCTCCGCAGGGCGGGCGTCGTCGCTGCTCCGCAGCGCGGGCGTCATCGCGCCGGTCGATTGTTCAGCGCGGCCGCGTCTTCCGTCGCCTCGGCCTGCATCGCGGCGAACGCCTTGGGTTCCACCCGCATCACGTCCGCCAGCAGCCCCAGGCCGATGTTCCGCTCGCCCTCACGAAACGACGTCATGTGCGCGTCGCCGGCGACCATGCTTGTGTGCATGACGTGGCAGCGCGTCAGCAGCGTCCAGATCAGCGAGCGGCCGGCGCGATGTTCCAGCAGCGCTCCCAGTGCGGCGTCGCGGTCGCGCCGCGCCTGGCCGACGCGCTTGCGCCGCGTCTCCACGCCATGCTGCTCGCCGGCGTTGAATTGTGGGGATGCGGCGCCTTCATCGTCGCCGACATTGTCGGCGGTTGCGGTCGCCTCGTTCATCGGCCAGGCCCCGGACCAGACGCGGGCGCTCCGCCGCTGCCGCCCAAGCCGCTGCCGCCGAGCATCGCGGACAGCGCGTTCTGCCCACCGCCGACATCCGTCTGCGACAGCGTCTGGGCGCCTTGCACCGCCGCCATTGCGTTCTGCGCCGCCTGCTGCGCCTGCTTCTGCTGGGCGCGCGCCTGCACCTGTTCCATGGCGTCGTCGTCGTCCACCAGTACGCCGGTCGGCACCATCAGAGCGTCCGCCATCGCGTCCAGTGCCTTCTCCGGCGAGATCTTCGCGCTGACGATCGGCTCCCAGGTCGGATTAGAAGCCAGCCGGCCGGCGAAGGCGACCAGCTGCTCAATCGACGTCGTCGCGGTCGCGCGCTGCGCAGCCGCCAGCGGCGAGACGCATTGCACTTCCAGACCTCGCCCCTGCAGCGCGCGGGGCGGCCGCGGAATCAGCTTCCAGCGCGTCAGGATCGCGATCACCCGCGCTATCAGCGGGTTGATCAGCTCGGTCTGGTTCCGCTCGACCACCGGGCCAAGCATCAAGAGTTTCTCGCCCTGCCGCGCGCGGATTTCCTCGGCTGTGACCGGCTGCGCGCCCTCCATCTGCGAAATCATCAGGAACAGATCGGCGAAAAACGCCTCCTTGATCAGCCGCTCCTTGTCGCGGATGAGCGGCTGCAGCATCTCAGGCCGGAATTTGACCTGATACAGCTCGCCGATCTTGCCGTATGCCTCCGGCCCCAGGAAGTTTATCCCCCCCGGGAGCGCGCTGATGGGCTCATGCTCCATCGACAGCGGCGCCACCAGCGGCGGGTTCACCAGCTTGCCCACACCCTCCGCCATTGCGCGTTCGAGCGATTGCAAGGTGCGGACGTCCGCGAGCGCGTCCATGCCCGGCGATCGTCCGTACACGTCATTGCCGAATGATTTCCAGCGCGGCGCCACGAACGGCTGCTCGTGGTATCCGCCTTGACCCAGCAGACGGTCGCTGTCCCCGCCGAGCTCCAAATACACGCAGCGATACGGCCAGCCCTTCGCGAAGCCACGCGACCACCCGGCGGGCGCCGGCGGCAGCGCATTGTGCGTATGCCGTGGGTTCGGCTCGATGACGTGCAAGATCTCGCGCTCGGCCGTCAGCTGATTGCTGCGGTAGAGGTCCTGGACGGCCTTGCTGCAATTATCGAAGCCGAATTGTTCGACCATCTGGCCGACATTCAGCACGAAATCGCGATACAGCGTGGTCGGCTCCATCCGGCTGCTGTTCGCCAGCAGGAACTGCCCAGGTTCCATGCTGTAGCAGCGTATCCCGTTGAAGCGCCCGCGCGCGTCAAGGTCTTCATCGACCAGCATCACGCCTTGGCCGAACACGCCTTGATCGCCGTAGAGCGTATGCAGCGCGGAATACACGTTGCTGCTGGCCATAACCGACAAGACGCGGGACGTGACCAGGTCCAGCCACGCGCGGACTTCCGTCTGCTGGTTCAGCGCCTCGTCTTCGACCGCCAGTACGAACCACCTGTGCGCCGGCGACGTCAGCCCGGTCAGCATGCCCGACGCGAGCGTGTTCGCCGCCTGCGTGGCCGTGCTGTTGATGATCTTGTGACCCGCCTTCCGGCCGCGGGCGCCGCTGTTCGGGAGGGTCAGCATCCGGCCGCGGCGCGGCGCGATGTGCGCGGCCAGGTCCAGCCAGTGCAGGCGCCAGCTTTCGCGTTCGGTGCGCAGCATCCCCCAGCGGTTCACGCACCAGTCGCGCAACTCCTGGTCGCTCTCGCCGCGCGGCTGCGCACTGTTGACGGCCGCACTCTTGGCGTTGCTGCCAGTCGACAGCGCCGTGAAATCATATTGCGGCACTCTGGCAGCTCCATCGGTCGGGAGTCCGGCGCTTCACAGCGCGGGGATCGGGCGGCCGGCGACGCCGCCCAGCGTCAGCGGCCTTGACGGCAACCCACGCGCAGGTGCACCAGCCAAGCGCCGGGATTTGAAGGTTTTGCGTGGTCGCCCCAGGTCTCGGTCAGGGCGCGCCCGGGGCGCTCCCACCGCCCCGGGCGCCCCTGCATCGCGTCAGTCGCTGCTCCGCAGCGTGGGCGCGTCAGCTGCCGATCAGCACC